CAGTTAAACTATCTAGAGTTGATGTTGTATTTGAAATCCATTGAACACCTGTTCCAGTAGAAACAAGAATCTGTCCGTTTGTGCCTGCTCCACCACCAGCTGTTAGAGTGCCAGTTAGCGTGAGATTATTTGCAGTCGCACTATTAATAGTGGGACTAGTAAGAGTTTTGTTTGTGAGGGTTTGTGTGCCTGTTAATGTGGCGACAGATAAAATTGATTCTGTGCCAGAAACAGACTTTTTAAAGAATAGATTACCATCGTATGTGTTAATTGCAAGTTCACCCAACTCCAAATTTGCAGTTGTTGGATTATTGCCCGATGTGGCAGAGCGTTTAAGTTTAATTAAATTAGCCATGATAACCTATTCTATGTAGAATCGAAACTACCAGTATATACTGGGATGGGGAATTTCACCCCACCATGTATTTAGCGTTACTTAGTAAGTACCACCATCAATATTAAATCCATCAAGTGTAGAAGTTCCTGCACCTGCACCATAAAGATTTCCACCGATACCAACACCACCTGTAACAACTACAGCACCAGTTGTAGAACTTGATGACGCAGTAGAAGATGTAAATGTTGTAGCACCATTTGAAGTTAAAGTAGTAAATGCACCAGTAGATCTAGTTGACGCACCAATTGGTGTATTGTCAATCGAGCCACCAGTGATTGTTGCACCTTGAATGGTTTTATTAGTTAATGTTTCAGTGCCAGCTAAAGTAGCAACTGTACCAGTAGTCGGTAGCGTAATGCTAGTATTAGCAGTAGTTGTTAAAGTTAAGGTATGAGCACCTGAATGGGTAAAGTTACCACCAAGAGTGATAGTCTTAGAACCATTGTTTATACCAGTACCGCCATATGTTGGTCCAATAATAGTACCTTGCCAAACACCAGTGCCGATAGTACCTAATGTAGTGATAGATGATTGACCAGCATAAGTTGATGCAATATCAATAGAATCAATATTTGCAACAATTCTATCAGCAGTACCTACAACATTAAACTCTGTGCCATTAATGGTTAAACCATTACCAGCTGTGAATGTACCAGTACCAGAGAACTGTTGGAAGATAACATTATCTGTACCAATAGTTAATACTTCAATAGTTTGAACAAAACCAGTGCTACCAAATACTGTACCATTTTCAACGAATACGAAATCACCACCAGCTATTTCTGCAGCAGTATCAAAATCGATCGCACGAGTAAGAACTGTTGCACTGGTGCGTGTATAGATACCGTTATGTGCTTGAGTTGCTTGATTTTTAACAAGGATACGATCGCCATTGGTTAATGTATGTCCATCGATCGCAGATAAACCAGCAGAAAGAGTAAGTGTTGCACCAACACCAGAAGTTCCATTACTGTATGTTACAGTTCCACCAGATAATACTGCAAGAGTGTCAGTAGTGGCGCAATGTGCAGCTTCGTGAACATGCAAACCTTCAGCAACAGTATCAACATAATTCTTTGTTGCAGCATCTGTTGCACCGACTGGTTCAGAAAGACCAGTAATAATAGAGCCAGAAACATCGACCTTACCAGTGCCATTCGGAGATAGAATAATATCTCCATTGGTATCTGTAGAGGTAACTGTATTACCATTAAAGTTTAAATTGTCAACAGTTAATTCAGTAATACCAGCAATCGCTGTTGTAGTAGAACCAAGCGATAGAGTTGATGAACCAAGTGTAATATTTTTAGCAGCAACATCACCAGAGGTAACTGTAAAGTTAGCAGTAGCAAAAGATGCTACACCTTTGTTGCTTGTAGAAGCGTCTTCACCTGCAACAGTAATTGTTGTTCCAGCGTGAGTTACATCGATACCCTCACCACCAAGAATAGAGAAACCATGAGTAGCAGGAGTTAAAGCACCAGAATCTGTAGTGACAGATTTAACAACTGCATCGTTTAGTTCAACTGCACCAGATGTTACATTGAAGTCTGCAGTTGCGAAAGACGCAACACCTTTGTTTGATGTTGTGGCATCTTCTGCTGCAATAGTAATTGTATTGGTACCAGAATTGATAGAAGTATCAATACCTTCGCCACCAGCAAATGTTATTGTATCAGTGGCAAGAGCAATAGAGTCTGTGCCAGTGTCAGCTGCAATGCCCAGAGTAGTAGTAATTGACGCTGTTGTTACACTAGTTAACTGACCTTGAGCATTGAAGGTAATAACAGGGATGGCTGTAGAAGAACCAACTGTCGCTGCAGTAACACCAGTGTTGGTGATAGAAACAGTAGAAGTAATACCAGCATCAGAGTTAGTAATAGAAATACCAGTACCAGCAGTAATTGCTCCACCAACTGTGTCGTAAATATACTCAGCAAGACTATCTGCACCAATATTTACACCACCATTAAATGTAGCTGCACCAGTAAAGGTAGAAGTGCTGCTAGCAGATAAAGTTGTAAATGCACCAGTGCTTGGAGTGGTATTACCAATTGGTGTATTATTAATACTTGCAAAAGATGCAGAGTCTGCTTGAATCAGACCACCAACATATAATGCACCACCGATACCAACACCACCAGTAACAACCAATGCTCCAGTGCTTGTACTGCTTGCTGCATTACTAGAAGTTAAACTAACTTTACCAGTGCCATTTGGAGCAAGTACTAGATTACCATTAGAGTCGGTAGTACTAATTGTATTACCATTTAAATCTAAATTATCGACCTTAAGATTATCTAATTTACTGCTAGCATCTGTAATTAAAGCAGAAGATGCTGTTAGTGTACCACGAGTATGATCCAGCAAATCAGTAAAGTATTTACCACCAATAACTATATGGTTCGCTGCATCGCCAGCAGTTTCTGTGCCGATACCAATGTATAAACGATCACCACCATTGGAATCGTTATTAGTAAGTGCTGAGTATGCTAATTCACCAGCACCAAGCGTGGTTGGATTTCCTGATGTCGATGATCTTTTAATTCTGATTATTGATGCCATCTTTTATTTCTCCGATTAATATTGTCCACCAGTTACATCTTGTGCATCAAGAACTGTAGTGGAAGTCCATTTATTTGTTGTTGTTTTGTAGACTAATACCGAGCCATTTACTTGACCATTTGTAGTAACATCTACATCTGCGATGTTAGACATTGACTCAACTACAGCTGGATTTGCTAGGTTTGTTCCGCTCGATAAAACATATGTTCCTTCAGAAACTGCGACTGTTAATGCCTCTTCGGGAGTTACGACTGCTATTGTATCTGCCATTTTATATCTGTGTTATTTGAGGGTTAACGGTAACAATACCTTCTACTACTCGGGTTTTTGTCCCACCAGAAGAAGTTATTTCCACATCGTATAGCCATCTACCTGCTGGTATGGCTGCAGACTGAGCATCTGTTAGTTGCAATCTAATTTTACCTGTTGCGGCATCATAGACTGAAGATGTGAAGGCATATGCCGTGCTGGATTGATATGATTTTCTCATTTGAGATGCGACTGTGTAGCCAGTCAGGTTAAGTGCCTGTCCATTCGCTGCAGTTACAGTGATGATATTACTGTAAGTCGCTCCAGCATCCACATAAAGATTACTAATAGTTGCCATTCTCTGGAATCCTAAAAATTCTACTTCTTATTTATAATTCCAGAGACTGCAAACTAAAAACCCTCCGAAGAGGGTTTGTTTTATTCAGGTACCTAGTGTAATAGGCATTGTGATTCCCCTTTTTATACATGATGTTTAATCCCTAAACATTTTATAGTCCAGATTCCCCAATCTGGACTTAGCAGCTGGTTATTTCTCCTTCAGCTGCTGGACTTCTTTATTTAGTTCCTTGATTGCTTCGATTAGCAATGGTACTAATTTTTCATACTGAACAGTTTTATAATTCTCTCCAGAACGAGAAATTTCTGTATTCTCGAACAACATAATATCAAATGGTGCTGGCTTTACTGCTTCTGGTAGAACTTTTTCTACATCCTGAGCAATAACACCGACCTCATTTTGTTTCTTGTATCCTAATGACTCTGCTATTTCGTTTGGTTGATATGTAACACCACGAAGTTGCATTACTTTATCTAATGCACCAGAGATTTCTTGAATGTCTTCTTTTAGTCTTTCATCAGAATAGTAAGAAGTGATTTGATTAGTGGCACGAATCTCACCTGCAGTTCCAGATGCAGCTGTGCCGACTCCAAAAGATCCAAATTGAACATTTGAAGAAGTTGCTATATCTTGTGGTCCAGATAATGTAATAGATCCAGAACCATTAGTAACAGTAATTCTATTAGCAGTTCCAGTTAAAGTTGCTGCAGTAAATGTATTACTAGAATTTCCTATTAAGAGAAATCCTGAACCACCAGAAGTCGTTAATCCTGTTCCACCTGCTGTTACTGGTAAAGTTCCAGTAGTAAGAGCAGATGTGCTAGTTGCATAAACTGCTTTACCAGAAGTAAAAGAAGTTAGTCCAGTTCCACCTCTATTTGTAGCAATGGTTGTCGCTGACCATGTACCTGTTGTTACAGTACCAAGAGTGACAATTGAGGTATTGCCAGTCCAAGATGCTTCTAATTTATTATTGTTTAGACTAACGAAATTACCGTCAATCTCAGCGTTTGTTAGAGGAGCATTCTTTCTGGTGACACCATCGACTCCAGTTGTGCCAGTCTCTCTAGTTGTAATCGCAGCCATTTATGATTATTCCTATGGGGTTTTACAGTATATTTATT